CCAATTTGTGTAACCGATATATTGTTCTGCATATATTCTCTTAAAACACTTCCTTTAACTCTATGACTTATACCTGTAACACTATCTACTATTGCCACATAATCATCATCTAAAAATGTTATTTTCCATGGGAGTCCTGAAAATTTTTGTTCAGCCATTGTATTAATCCTCCACTACTAATAATTCGCCATGTTCTGTTATTAATTGACTACCATCTTCTGTAATTAAAAAAGCACCACCTAAAGAAGGAATAACTGTATCAAGATTGCCCTGATAAGCCCTAATATGTCCTGAAGTCAATGTAATAGACCTAAATGTCCCTACAATTACTTTACCTTTTAATAAAGTAATATTAGCAAGATTATCGCCTAAATTTGCTTCAGCTAAACTAATTACAGCATCATTATGAATAGCTTTAAATGCTACAAATTCCCCCTCAAATTTTCCTGAATTATTTACAAGAATAGAACCTAAAGAACCTAACAAAAGATTGTAAACATTGCCTACATCATATTGATTTATCCCTAACATTATGAACTCTCACTTCCATAATAGGCAAGAACTTTACCAGAAGCCAATGTAATATCAGAGAAATTGCCTACTATCTCTTCATCCTGTTGGAGAGTAATAGTTGTTAGATTATCACCTAATACAGATGTTGCAGAAACAACAGCACTTCCATTAACAGCCCTTATTCTAAAGTATGAATCTGTATGTTTTGCAGTATCATTAATATACTGGAATCCTTTTTGACCCAAAATTAAATTAAGAGCTTCCTTAACTGTGTACTTATTAATACCTAAGCTCATTTAATATTCCTCCTTTACTTTCATCGTAACTTACCGCCCGGAGGGGGAGACATGGGTTACGACATTTACATTACGTTTCTACTTGTAAATCTAAGGATGTTTTATCAATTTTCAAGCCATTATATTCCAGCCGTAATATTTTAGACAGTTTTTCTGACAATACAGTATCCAGATCATATTCGTTTTCATCTGCTGTAACAGAAAATTCTTCTGTTTTTTCATACAAAGGAACATCTTTAGAAATACGCTCTCTTACTTTATTAAACAAAGCAAGAAAAAGACTTTCTGTTAATTCGGGATATTGAATTTTAACCATTTCATAGATTTCTGATATTGTCATAATACACCTATAATGACATCAAGAATTTTATTACATCTTCTTTTGTATTATCCCTGCTAATAACCATTCCTTGATCTTTCGCTAATTTCTGCAAATTTTTCCACGGCATTTTAGTTCGTAAATAATTTTCATTATAAGTAATTTTAGAAACCTCAGATTTAGATGGAATCTTTTTAGCACCACTTTCTGAATCTTTTGCTTTTATAACAGTTTCAACAGGTTCTTTAACTGCAACATCACTTACAAGTTGAATTTCTCCATTTTTGAAAAAGGCTGAACGTTCTATTCTTTTTTGGAGATTAGGATCATCAGTAGAAAATGTATAATTTCTAAAAATTATCCCATCATAATCTCCCGAGAATCTTGCTCGGTATACTTTCATCTTCATCATCTTTATCCTTTCCTATTTAAAACTTCTTTAGCTTGTTCTTTTTGAACGTCTTCAGCTAATTTTTCCATATCCTTTTTCCCAACAGAACTAATAAACTGCATCCCTTTAATATATGCTTCATTAGAACGTTCAAGTTCATCATCCATTCTCCATAACCATGCTTCTGCAAGAAAAAGTAACGGTTCTTTTAATGAAGAATCCAAATCAATAGGTGTAGAATTATTTACAATATCAGAAGGCATACTAATATATTCAACATTGACTGCTACCGCTGGAGAAACAGGAGAAGGGTCATCAGAACAAATAGAATAGAAATTAGTCCCAACAATATATGCTTTGGGATTATTACGTGACGGAGTAAGATAAGTAGCCCGACGCAATCTATTTGCTTCCTGTTTCCCAATAATTTCATACTCATAAAAAGGACTTGTAACTTGTGTAAAAGAAAGCCATTGATTATTAACAACATCTGTCAAAACAGATAGGTCTACTCTTTTCTCTCCCGCTTTAAAAGCCAATCCTTCCACTTTTGACAGATTTTTTAACAAATCAATATCTGCCAAAGCAACAACCGTCTTTTGTGCAGAATTTAAAGCATATACACAAGTTATGTTTTCAAACTGTCCTTCTGTACGAGCCATCAATTCGTTAACTAATTCCTGACCTTGAATAGCCATTATTTATCTCCTTCTATTAACGATAACAATTTAGAGTTAATTTCACTCAATTGATAATTTTTTAAAATTATTTCTCTGTATTCCATTGGATTTACACCATCTGCTAATAAAGTTTTTATTTGATCTATATTGTCAAAAGTATAAGACTTATAAATCTCTTCAGCCCCAATCCAATTATAAATCAACGGCTTTAATCCAGAAGCCATCCCCTGCATAGTAGAGACTCCCTGTGATTCACGAAGTGATGTATTAATGATATAAGACTTGTCTTTAAACCATTCATTTAAATCATCTTGCCAGGGATGAACAAATACATTGACAGGCTTTTTTTCATTCAAATATTGTGCTACATCATTTTCCTGATATTTCCCTGCAATATGAAATTCATATTCAGGTAATGATTTAGCCAATAGTAACAATTCTCCAATTCCTTTTTTCCGTGTTATATAACCCGCATAAGCAATTTTATTATTTACTTCTTTATCTTTTGCTATCGTAAATTTATCAGTATCAATTCCATTAGGAATTATAACAGCATTGGGAATTTTACCACAATTTTTCTCAACTATTCTTTTAATATGTTCAGCAACAAAAATTACTGTATCGTATTTTTTAAAATCTATATACAAAATTGTATCATAATAGGCTTCATAAGCATGAATTCTTAGAATTTTTTTAGCAGAACATTTATAATCTGCAATTTCAATAGCTTGTTTCTCTCCCCACTCTGCCCATATTACTTTTGCTTTATCAGCAAGTTTAGAATTAAAATGTGTTAAAACCATATATTTTTCTTCAGGAATAGTTTCCAATAACGGCTCTAAAAATATTCTGTTCCCCGTAAAAAATAAATAATCTTTGGGTTTATATTCAAAATTAATTTTTCCTGCACAAGAATAATCATTATGCTTTCTATAGAAATAACCATAATAATAATGAATGATAAGATATAAAAACCCTTTTTTTACGGTTTCTTCAAGATATTGTCTGTCAACACCTCTTTCTAATTTTTCGTTAAATGGATTTTCAAGTAAATAATCTCTTCTCCATGCTCCTGTACATTGCCGAGCCATATTTGCATAAGTTCCTTTTTCATTGCTAAAAGGAGTCATATAAGTTGTAATATGGACATATTTTTTCAATGCAATATTAGTATAGTTATTTAAGACCTGAATATAATCTCTTGCAATATAATCATCATCACCAACAAAAAGAATCCATTCCCCCTTTGCTTTCTTTACACCTTCATTCCAACATTCTCCAATTGTTTTCTTTCTCCCAATATTATTAATTACAATTAATTCTGTTTGAAGTGTTTGATTTTTAATACTCTCTAAACAAGTATATACCCAATCAGGATGTTTATCAGAACGTGAGTCAATAACAACAGTAGAAAATTTCATCAATTATCTTTCAATTTAAAAAAGAGGGTGAGTATTATTACCCACCCTCACTTTATTAATCAGACCACACTTTTTGTAGGTCTTTCTTTAATTCCTACAATAATTGCGAACTGAACTGTTTTACTGGATGATTCTGCACCGGATTGTTTAACGCCTAATTTGTAATAAGGCATTTGTCCAATATAAGCAGGGCTGATATGACGGATACGAGCCGTATTATCAATATTACGAAAACTTGTTCCCTGATTCTGATCATCAGTATAGTTGCAATCACGAAGTGTATTTTTCATTTGATGAAAAGTACCTGTCTCTTCAAAAGCACCGAAAATTTGATCAGAAGCACTTGCGGAAAGATTGGTAGACCCATTATTTGACACTACCATAAAATCAGCACCCACCGGAATGAAATCAATCACAGATGAGTACCGAGTCGCAATACCTGTCCCAAGAGCAACAGTTTCGGTAGCCAGAAGATATTCGTTATTTGCTCCAATTGTCTTTTTTGTCCAACTCATTATATTCCTCCTCCCTTAAGCGAATTTATGGATAAAGTGGGTTTCGGGAAGTACAACACCGAGACCTTCATCACAGAAATACTGATCTTTAATTCCATCACGATCATTTTCCTGAATTGAAGTCTGATATTTGGCGGGACGATAAGTAACCTGAAAAAGATTTTCAGGATCAACAACAATACCATAATTAGTATAAAGCCCATTATGAGTCGTTGTCAGAAGTTTACTACGAACAAACTTCAAAATACCACCGGGAGTATGAACTTCTTGAACATTAAATCCATATTTTGTCATTACCCGTTCAGGATACAAATGGATATTGGATTTTTCTAAGAAGCCCCCCTGTCCAGTCATCTTTGACCAATAAGACAGATAACCATCTCCACACCATACGTATTTTATGCCCTTTGCATTACCATCACGAAAAATAGTAAAGACATCGTCAACAACTTTGCTATAATTGTAATCGGCAATTGTCCTTGAAAGAACATTAGAACCACCGTTAAAATCTTCAATACATGGTATAATACCATGAGTAGTACGATATACCATGTTATCAGAATTATAAACATGATTAGGAGTAGCAGAGATACCCCCTTTACGCCGAGAGAAGAAGTAATTCTTTTCACGGAGCATTTTATGTTCTTTTTCTTTTTCAGCCCTTAGACGAGCCAGTTCCTTGCTATAACCCCGAAGAGCCATTTCGAGCAATGTCCCGGTAATAGCAACGGGAGTTTTCATAATTCCCGCAGAGTTATAGGTCAGTTCCAAATCATCATTCCAGGGTTCGGGAGAAAGTCCGCCTTCAGAAGAGTTGGCACCCATAATGAACATATAATCATTATCAGCAAAATCACCAGCACCCGCATCATAAATGGGTGTTATTTTTATAGATGTTTGTGAGATAACAGTTGTAATGATACCCTGCCCTTTATAAGTTGATTTTGTAGAGTCATAGATATCTACTTTCATACCCTTAACAAGTCCACCTACAACACCATCAACCGCAATTGCACCCGATTCTGTTCCTGCAGTCAATGTTTCATTTGTCCCATTATTTTGGCAATACATATCATACCATACTGCACGATGTTCAAACATTTTAAAATCAGGGTCTTTTGTTTTCTTTCTTTTTTGAGGACGGGAAAGAAAGGTTGTAAATGAAGTCACTTCAGGATAAAGTTCATGTGTAACATTCGGATCAAGATAAAAATCCCTACGATCCGTGTACAAAATTCCCGTATTCTGATTGGAAGCATCATATACTGAATTTTTAAAACCCGTATTATTTGTAGCAGGCATTGTTTAGTCTCCTATTTTTTAATAGTCATCCTCAACAAAAGCCTTCCTTCCTCTATTAAACCCTTGCTGTACTGTCTCAGGTTCATTTTGATTGTTAATATTCATATCTACACGAGGGGCATTTTTATTACGGTGTAATTGGGTAGTATTTGATATTTTGGTTTTTTTCCCAATTCCCTTTATATGCTTATACAATCCAACAATAGGTTTTATAGATTCGGAACTATTAAGCCATTTTCCAAAATCATCAATAGATTCTTGAGGTAATCCAGTAGAGACAAGATGTGTGTTTATTTGCTGTTTCATTTGTTCGTATTCAATTTGCTCTTGATAAGCTTTTTCTTCTTTACGTCGTTCAGCATCATAATCCTGAATAGCTTTTTTTGTATTATACTGAATCAGGTCTTTTTGATACTGTTCATTTTTACGCAAATATTCAGCAGAAGAAGATTTAGGATCATTACGAGCCTCATATATATCAAAATCATCAGGCATTATAGGCGGTTCGGGTTCTTTTAACTCATCTTGTTCTCCAGTTTTCTGGTCAGAACGTTGCCCTATTTGCCCTTGAGCTTGGAATTGCTGTAACTGATTGTACAAAATTTCATTCTGCCTTAATAACTTATCATAATTAGATTGGAAAAATCGCCTTGCTTCTTCTTCTTTAGAAAGAGGCTTTTGTTCAGTTGTTTGTTTTTCTTGTTCTTTTTCTTCTTGTACATCATCACCTTCATTAGATGAATCATTTTCAATTTCTTCTTCTGTAACTTTAGTATAATCATAATCATCCTCAGTTGCATCAAAAGACTTACCAGATTCATCCTCATCCATTGCATAGCCATCGAAATTATCCTCACCGAATCCTTCAGTAAAATCGCCGTAATCTTCCATTTGGGATACAGATTCAACGTCGCTATTCGGCATTGCGCCATCATCATCTTTCACCCCTGTGGGAGATACATTGGTATCTACTGTTTCTTTTTCTTCTGCCATGTTTTATCCTTTACATTTTATTTTTTATCATTTATCTTGTCTTTGACAGTCATTCTTGATTCTGTTATTTCTTCTTCTTTTACCTCTTTTGTCATTGTTTTTAATTCATTTAAAATTGATTTGACTTCAGCTTCTACACCTGCTTCCTGTATTTCGGCAGATGCTTCAAGATCATTTATAATCTTCTCTAATTTAGCTTTAAATTTTTCAACTTCCACAGTTTTTTTCGCATGTATTGCTTCACGGTCTGCTGTTTGTAAATCTCCCTCTAATTTATTTATCTTTTCTGTAGCCTGCTCTATTTGTGCTGTTAATTGTTGTATAGCTCCCATTCTGTTTAAAACACCTTCTTTATCAAAAATCTGCGATTTTTTAAGTGCTTCTACTTGGTCGATTAATCCTTCACGATATGCTTCTTTATAAATTTCCCATTCAGCATATTTATTAATTGGCAACGTCGAGCCTGCATGAACAACAACATCATATCTCCCTGTACTGATATCATTGAATTTATCTATAATATTACCAAAGTCATCATATACAAGACCATTAATTTGTCCTTCTTTAGATGTTTGATCAGCTTGAATTATTCTAAATATTTTAGCATCGGTATAAAAATCCTGCGCCCAATCAATAAGTACCTGTCCTAATCGAGTAAGTGATTCTTCAATATCCTGTAATTTTGAACGAATACGTCTTTGTCCAAAATCATCAATAGCCAATGTCCCTTTATAAGTTTGAGGGGCACGGGTTGCATTACCCATCTGTGATTCAAATAAGCCAAATTGATATTCAATTAAATGCTTAGCCATTTGAATAAGATTAAACACTGCATTATTTAAGGGGGGAACAGTTGCAACTTCAGGCTTTCCATAAGAAGAATCAAAAGGAATTGTAGCCCAGGGTTTCATCCAATTTTTTTCTACTTCTCTTATATCCTCTACCGAACCATCAGGTATTAATAACTTCAATGTTGTTGAAGCTTGTGTATGAGCAATAACAAGAGAAATCATTTTATTAATAAATTCTTGTATAGGATATGCAATAGAAACATCTGACAACGGATAAGGTGTATCATTATGAATATTAAAAATCGGAATGACTGGATAATGTTGAATTGGAAGTATCTCTTCAAACAATAACTCTTCTTCAAGCAAAGTCATCATTTTTATTCGTTGTTCAAGATAATCAAAGACATAAAATATTTCTCTTTCAACTAACTCTTCATATGTAATCGTCCGATATTCAAAGAAAATATCATTTGCCTTCATCTGTTCAACTGTAAATTGCCACTCTTCTTCCTCTTCAAAATATTCTGCTTCACCTTCAGGTTGCCCATCTTCTCCAAATACTTGAATCATGAACATTTCTTTTTTGGATATTTCATTATCCCAATCTTCTTTAGAAAAAACCTCTTCTTTGCCTGTTAAGCCATTTACAAAATGAATATATGGAACACGAATCTTTTTATATCGAATAATTAATCGGTATTTTTCTTCATCCGGCAAAGACTCTGCATCAAATACAAGATTATCTTCTCCAATTTCTGACTCGGGAATTAAACTTTCATCAGTAGTAACCGCTTTCTTTAAAACTTTTTTGTATTGTGGAAAATTATTTTCAAAAACTTCTTTTGTAATAACATTAACAAGAATAATATCCTTTGCATCATCATAAAGTGGATCTTTAGAAGACGGATCTACAAAGACACCCCAATTTGGTTCATATTTAAACTTTAATTCTCCACGTCCATAATCATCATTTATATCTTTATAGACATGCAAATGTCCAACGCCTTGGATATAATAACTTTTTAAAGCTCTTTTTAATTGTCCGTTCCCCCGAGAATGATACCAAAGATAAGCAAGAAAATCAGCAAACATCTTACCCTTATTTGTCTCTTCATCATCTCTGCCAATAACATAATAACCGGGATTGTTAGCGGTTACCATTGCAATCCCCTGCTGTACAGTCGAAATAATATAATTAAAAGCAATGGGAGCATGACCTGACGCTTCTAAAGCCTTTTTTACACTCTCTTTATATTGGTCACCATAAACAAATTGAAGATTTTCTTTCTGCTTTGAATAATTATCGGCTGCAACTCCTTTGTAATGTTCAAGATGCTGTAGGGTAATCTGAATTTCGTTTGCGGTGGATTTTTTCATTATAACATTCTCCAATCTATAATTTCATGAACTTTTTCTTCTTTTTTTAATTGAACAACATTTTCAACGCCTTCTGTCTTTAATGGAGGGACGGCATTTTTATTCGCATAATAAAAACCGTCTAATAAATCATCATCATTATTATTTCTCTCCGGATTGTAATTCAATAATTCTTCCATAAATTCAGACATCCCTTTTTTTAAAAATACCCGCCCTTGTGCAAACATTGGCTGTAATGATAATAGTCTGCGTGATTTTGATGTTCTTGGCTGATTTTTACGTTCAATTCCAGGCATAAAAATCCTGTTTGTTCTGAAATAATCCCTTAACATTTCCTGATAACCAACCGTTTCAATATCGACACCTTTAGGACTATAATTACTGTAATAAGTCTTTATTTTTTCAATAAGGTTCATAGGATGAACTCTACCCTTAAAATAGTCAATACAATATACATTTTTATAATGATCAATTGCAATAACAAATATTGCCGAACTATCCGCAGTATCTTCTACTGATGAAGCAGGGTCTATACCCATATAAACATTGACAGGCTTTCTTATTGTTTTCCCATTTTTCTCACTTACAAGCTGTGCATAATGATATTTCGGATAACATTCAAGAGTATATTCGTGATACCTGAAATATTCTTCTTTAAAAGGTTGTGTCTCAGGTGCAACAATCTCATTTTGATATTCCATATACCAAATAGACAATTTCCCAATTGAAGCATAAGCTTTCTTTTCATTTAAAAGCCAGGACAAGGGTCGCCTGTCTTCCCAAAGAACTGTCCCATCATCTTGAATTGCCTTATACCACAATACCCTAAAATTTTCCATGTCCTTTAATCTATTAACTAAACAATTCCTGTGAACAACTGTCCCAATAACAATAATTTTTGATGTAAAAGGATCATCTACAATAGGAATACAATCCCCCAGTACCCAAATAAGCGTTTGATCCATTGCATCTTTTGTCCTTGTATTATCCTGATCTTCGGGGTCATCAAGAATTGTAAGTGTAGGTCTTACATTCAAATGTTTTATTCCACGAATCTGTTGCCCTGTCCCTAATGCTGTAATAATTGTATTGTCTTTAAGAATAATTTCTGTCTCAGCCCATTTATAAGCAGTCTTTTCTGAATAATCCCCAAAAAAATATTTTATCATTGGATTATAATTTAGCTCATTCTTAATAGTATTTAATATCCGAATAGCATGTCTCTGTGTCCTTGAAACAAGAACAATATTTTTATTTTTCCCTTTATTGTTAAAAAAGAATAAATGATGTAATGGCGCCACAAGTCCGGCAATTGTTGTCTTTGCATGCCCCCTCGGTGCTACTATAAGTAAATGCAAATCTTTATAATCAGTACTTTGTATTGCATCATAAATCTCTTTATGAAATTTCGGGATTTCTTGATAAAATGTATCTTTTAGTAATACACGACCAAAAAGAACCATATCATCTCTCATGTTTCTTTTGGCTAATTCTTTCTCTTGAATAGTAAATGTTTGCTTATTAAGAACCATTATTACTTTCTTTTACCTTTAATAAATCACTCTTGTCTTCAGATAGTACTTCTATCACTTCTTCACCACTTTCTGATAATAATAACTTCCTCTTTGACTCTTTTATGGATTCCATCTCAAGTTTTACAAAATTTTCTAAACCTTTTATTGCCAAATCACTATTATGTATAGAATTATCATTCATTGCTTTCTCTACAAGCTGTATCCGCTTTTCAAGAATATAACTCTCTACAGACTCACTCTTTATGTCTAACTTCTCTAAAACATCCCTTGCTTTCTCTGCTAATATCTTTTCCATGTATTCCCTCACTTTCGGTTCATGTAATAATTTCTGTGCCTTTTTCCAAATATAATGCACTCCACATAATTTTGGATTATTAAATGCTGTTGCATATGCTATAAATCCGCTCCCTGTCTGTAAAAATATCTCCACAAATGGATATATCCTGGGATCATTCATTATATCATCACTTTTGTAATTGAAAATTGGCTTGTCAAATATAAATGCCCGCTCATCTACTTCATTTATGTTTACATACGATGTTAAAAATGGCGGATCATATTTGCCTGTATAAATGTTTCGCACTTTCTTAAACATACCTGTTGCAAAAAATGCATGAGGACTTACAAACTTCGGTGCGTTATTTCTACTGTATCGGTAATAGTATATGTTGAATAATATTGTTACGTAATTGTTGTCTGTTAATACCCAACATGGACAATCTTCTTTCTTTATTGACATATAGTCTGTCTGTAAATTAAATGCCTTTTGTATCTCTATCGGAAAATCTTTGAATAACCTATAGGGAAATGTCCAGTATTCTATATGCTTGCCTAACTCTTTCTTATATACATGATATGACCTCGTATCTGGATCACCTACTAATAACTTCTCTACGATATCTTCTGTCAATGGATAACAAGGTATAATAGATTTCTTGTAACGCCTTTGCCTATATAAATTTCTCAAAACTTTTCCCAAAATTTATCGTACTCAGGCGAATTGTAAAATGTCTGCTTTATCTGCTTACGAAGTTTTTTACTCATGTAATGAATACATTTACCCACTTCTTTGTATCGACTACAGGGTACTGCATCTACAATACATATCGGCTCTTTTGCATGATAAAATATCTTACTGCAATCTTTTACAATACAGGGTTTTGTTTCGTTGTCCATCCCTCTCCTTTAAATATTATTCGCTTTATCCCTATTAACCGTATTACTCCTTTACTATTACACTTTGGACAAGATGGATTTTTATCACCCTCTCTATATATTTTCTTCTCTAATTTGCTAAACTCTTCCCCGCACTCTCTACATCTGTATCTGTAAGTAGGCATTTCTATACCCCCCCCTCTACTATATCCCATATTAACTCTTGTTTATCTGAATGTCAATCCCTTTCCAGATCGGAAGAGCGTCGTGTAGGGAAAGAGTGTAGATCTCGGTGGTCGCCGTAT